TACAAGGGCGCTCACTTCGCCACGTTCCCGCCTGCGCTGATTGAGCCTTGCATCCTGGCTGGGAGCCGCAAAAACGACATCGTGCTTGATCCATTTATGGGGTCTGGCACCACCGCAGCAGTGGCGCTGCAACATGGACGCGCATATCTTGGCTGCGAACTCAATCCAGATTACAAGGCGCTTCAAGATGAGCGCATCACGCAAACGAAGTCAGATTCCACCATCAATCAGTTGGCTCTTCCACTGGAGGCCATGAATGCAAGCTGAAGAAATAGCCAAAACTCTAGGCAACGCCAAGAAGGTCAATGGCCAATGGCTCGCCTCTTGCCCAGTTACCGGCCACGGTCGGGGCAACGGCGATAAGAACCCGTCACTGTCAATCAGCGATGGCACTGACGGTAAACCCTTGTTCCACTGCCACGGTGGATGCGATCAGCAGACCGTGTTCTCCGTCATGCGTGATCGCGGTTTGCTGCCAGAGCTAGAGCAGCGGCCTGAACCTCTCTCACGCATCCAGCCGCCAGCAGTCAACCGCCAGCTTGAGCAGGAGTGGACCTACACCGACGAGGAAGGCGTTGTCCTGTTCATCAAGCAGAGATATCGCACCACTGACTCGAAGGGCAAGGACTATAAGCTCATCAAGGTGGACGATGCCGGTAGGCGCCACGCGACGATGGGAGACGCCCGGATCGTGCCGTATCGCCTGCCTGAGCTTCTCGATGCCGTGAGTAAAGGAAGGTTTGTCTATCTCACGGAAGGCGAGAAGGCGGCAGACGCGATCATCTCGCTCGGATCTGTCGCCACTACTTCGCACGCTGGATCTGGGCACTGGCCCGAGTCGATCACGCAATACTTCGCAGGCGCCAATGTCGTGATCCTGCCAGACAACGACGCGCCAGGCTGGAAGTACGCCAAGAGGGCAGCAGCCAAGATCCTGCCGTTAGCAAAGTCAGTCCGAGTCATCGATCTGGGCGGCGATGAACTGGGAGACGACGCCTACGAGTGGATCTACAGCCAAGGAAAGACAAGGCAAGACCTCGCGGATCTGGTTAAGGCACAGGCACCGCTAGAAAGCGAGGCAGGGGTGCAGACGCCAGAGCGCCTGAGAGAGAAGCCGCAGGCAGAGGCAAATGCTACAAAGATTAGCGATATTACGGAAGTTATTCCGTCAGGCAAAACTCAATCTGTCGCCACCGCCAATGGCGAACCAGAAGTTTCGGAGTCTGGTTCGCCACAGAAACGCACCTTCAGCCTCGAGGCATTCGACGACATCACCGACGAGCCGGTCGAGTGGCTCATCGACAGGGTTATCCCGAGAAAGGGTTTCGTGGCGCTGTACGGGCCACCGGGGAGCTTTAAGAGCTTCATCGCTCTGGATCTTGCGGTTGCGATTGCCCGATCTGCCCAGTGGTTCGGCCTCGAGGCAAAGACAACCGACAAGGGTGCCGTCATCTACATCGCAGGCGAAGGCCACGGCGGCATAGGGGCCAGGATCAAAGCCTGCCGCATCCACCACCAGATTGAGGCAGGAACGCCCATCTATTTCCTGCGCCACCAGATCAATCTCAGGTCCAGCGAGGAAGACTTTTCGCGCCTGGTGTATGCCGTAAGGGAGTTGGTTCTTGCGCTTGGCGTCAAGGTGGAGTTGATAGTCATCGATACGCTGGCTCGCGCATTCGGCGGTGGCAATGAGAATAGTTCGGAGGATATGGGTGCATTCATCACCTCCTGCGGACACCTCCAAGACGAGTTTAAGGCGGCTCTGATGGTCATCCATCACAGCGGAAAGGACGCCGCGAAGGGTCTGCGGGGTCACTCTTCCCTGCTCGGCGCAGTCGATACAGAGCTTGAACTGCTGCGCTTTGAGGATCAACCGCGAGGCGTTTTGACGGTCAGCAAGCAAAAGGATGGCGAGGATGGGCTGCGCTTTGGCTTTGAAATGGTCGAGGTCGAGATCGATCAGGGCCGCGAGGGAAGCCTTAGCCTTGATGAACCGCGCAAGTCTCTGGCCGTCAGTCCGAGCGATGAGGTGCTTAAAAATAAGGCAGATGAGGCGAGGAAATCGAACCTGAATAGGTCTGGTAAGGGGCACAACCAGCGGCTGGCGATTGACGCCTTGAAGGATGCCGTTAATGCTAAAGGATTGCATTGGAAGGTGTCTGTTGGTGTCAGGAAGGTGGTCAGGTTGGAGGATTGGAGGGCCGCTTTTGCTCAAAAATTAGGCAGTGACGATGTGGGAGAGTCATCCTTTAAGAAGGCTTGGAGCAGGGTCAGGGACGCCGAGAAGCTGCCGTCATGGGTCTGCATAGAGGGTGAAAATGTCTGGATTGAGGATCAAAGCCGTGATAGAAGTGAGAATTTCTAGTTGGGGACAAATCGGGACAAATGGGGGACAAATGGGCGCGATTTGTCCCACGGAAAAAGAGGGGACAAATCGTCACAAGGGTATACCTGTGACGATTTGTCCTGTCCCGAATCGATCTGTCTAGATAAGTCAGTAGATACTAACGTAGAGGATTAAAATATGTCGGTGAAGAAGAGGGGAGCAGTCAGGAGGTCAGGGCAGATCCCGGTTGCGCTGGCGGTTCAGTATCCAGAGACAGAGTTCTCGCGGTTGCAGCGTGCGAAGATCGTTGAGGTCGATGTCGCGCAGGTCGAGCATGAGCAGATTTGGGGTATCGGGAGGGTGATTACTTTAGTTCCTACTGAGTTTCGGGTGAAGTTTTACGCGCAGTCAGAGAGGATTTGGTCGGCGCAAGAGGCAAGGGATGAGGGTAAGTTCATCGCGGCGTGCGATGGGATGATCCGGGCCTTCAAGGCGATGAGCAACTGGGCACAGGCCGAAGGCATCGAGCCGATCAATCAGGCCGGACAGGTCAGGGCAGTCGAAGCGGATACCGATCTGGGGATCATGGTCATCGTCAAGGATGAGCAGGACGCGAATCAGTACCTGGCGATCAGGAAGGATGTGAAACAGGTCTGGACGGTCAGCGAGGTCGCAGAGCTTCTCAAGACCGGGATCGGTCAGGCAATGGCAGACCTGAAGGCGCAACTGCCAGTTCGCGGATTTGTTGCTGCGGTGCAGCAGGATTCGGCAGCGCATTCGGCAGATTCGGCAAAAGGATTCTGCAACAGCGCAGGCGAGGGCAAGATGGCCGGTGGCGAAGCAGTGGGCCTCGGGGGGGGTGCATCAGGGTTTGAGGATCTGGAAAACGACATAGACCTTGATGAGCCACTTAAGTTCCCTAAAATGTTCAAACTGCCGAAGTCGGCGAAGGAGAAGTGACCATGAAGGGCTTTATCGAGCGTTTGAGGCGATTTTGCAGCGACCTGAAGGGTAGGGTGCTTGGGGCGCTGAAAAGGGCTGGGAGGGGCAATTAATGGCTGGGACGCCTAAGTTTCACTCCGACATGAAGATGCTCTCAAAGATCCCCGAAGACATGATCTGGTCAATGATCGAGGCCGGGAAAACATACACCGAGATCTGCTTGGAGATGGGAATTAGCCGCAAGGCGCTCGAACGCTGGATTGACGAGGCAGATCCTGATGGAGATAGAATCGCGCGTGCACGCGCACGAGCGGCGGATGAACTGGTCACAGAGACTCTGGGCATCGCGGATCGCAGCGATCCCGAGCACGCGGCGCACGCTCGAGTCCGCATCCAGGCTCGCCAGTGGGTCGCGGAGCGCTGGAACCGGAAGGTCTACGGCACCCAGAGCGGCCCGTCGATCACGCTGAACATCCAAGACCTGCGCCTGAACGCGCTGCGGCACGCCGAGGTGGTCGAGGACTTATCCACAGATGTGACGCCTAAGTTATCCACAAATTGACGTTTCGCGCATTGCGTTGCTCAAGAAAGCAGCAAAACAGGGGTCTGGCGCACGTTACGACTTAACATAATGGATATCGTGCGTAATGATTTTCGTAAGTCTCGCGTAAGTAATGAATGGAATCAACGACTTACGCGCAATCCACAGGACGCGCAGATGCGGAAAGTTATCCACAGCGCGGCGCTCGAGCGGCCAGGCCAGCGCGGGGCTGGAGTCAGCGGCCAGCGCGGCGACCCCCCCGGTCGGCGCGGCGGCGGGGGGCGGCTGGCGGCGGCGCCCCACACCTACCGAATCCCAAAAATCTGCCCCATAATCGCACCACCCCCCCCATCCCCCATCGCGGTAAACCGTGCCAGCCAAAAAAAATTTAGAAGTCCCGATTCACCAGAATCCGTTTGTCGAGTTCGTCAAACGCTATCGCAAGAACCCGGTTCTGTTTGTCAGGGAGGTGCTTAACACTGCGCCTGACCCGTGGCAGATAGAGTTTCTCAATCACATTGCGGCGAACAATAGGAGGATTAGTGTTCGTAGCGGCCACGGTGTTGGCAAGTCAACTGCTGCCGCGTGGGCCATGCTGTGGTATCTGTTTCTCAGATTCCCCGTCAAGATTGTCGTGACGGCACCGACGAGCAGTCAGCTTTACGATGCCTTGTTCGCGGAGGTCAAGAGGTGGGTGAAGGTATTGCCGCAGGCGTTGCAGGATCAGTTGGAGGTTAAGCAGGATCGGATTGAACTGAAGGACGCGAACAACGAGGGGTTTATATCGGCCAGGACAAGCAGAGCGGAGCAGCCAGAGGCCTTGCAGGGTGTTCACAGTGACAACGTGATGCTGGTGGCTGACGAGGCCAGTGGTATTCCTGAGCAGGTGTTTGAGGCTGCGGCTGGCTCGATGTCTGGGCACAGCGCGGTGACGTTGCTGCTGGGAAATCCTGTAAGGTCTAGCGGGTTCTTCTTTGACACGCACAACCGTCTCTCACAAGACTGGGTGACGATGAGGGTTAGCTGCGAGGACTCGCCTCGGGTGAGCGCTGCCTACATTGATGAGATGAAGGCGCGTTATGGGGAGGAGAGCAATGCGTATCGGATCAGGGTGCTAGGGGAATTCCCGAGGAGCGATGATGACACGGTGATCCCGATGGAGTTGCTCGAGATGGCGATGGCGCGAGATGTTGCACCGAGCGCGCACGCGCCCATTGTGTGGGGATTGGATGTGGCGCGGTTTGGGAGTGACAGGAGCGCGTTGTGCAAGAGGCAGGGTAATGCGGTTCTGGAGCCGATTAAGACTTGGAAGAATTTGGATCTGATGCAACTCACGGGTGCCGTGGTGGCTGAGTACGAGGTTCTGATGCCGAGCCAGAGGCCAAGAGAGATCCTGGTGGACAGTATTGGGTTGGGTGCTGGCGTGGTGGATCGGTTGAGGGAGCTTAATCTTCCTGCTCGCGGGATCAATGTCGCGGAGTCCCCGGCGATGGGTACGACTTACAGGAATTTGAAGGCTGAGTTATGGCACAAGGCCAAGGCGTGGCTGGAGGC